ACGGTGGATTAAGTATCGGCGGTAACTTCTCTATGGTCGGCAAGTTCAGCACAGCCAAGACACAGGTTGTTAGTGATGCTGATTTAATACTACCGTATAATGTCGTTGTCGTAACCGGAAACAATACAATCGACGCGATAGTAACGAGCGGAGTGAACGGATGGCCCGCCGGGGCGCAGGTGGTGATTATCTTTACTGGATCACCCACGGTCAAGCACAACACCGCCGGGGGAGCTGGTACTCAAAGAATATTCTTAGCGGGATCATCGGATATGTCCGCGGAAGCCAATGCCGTTTTAGGCTTGGTAAATGACGGAACGCAATGGCAGGAGCAATACCGGAAGTTCCCATAAGGAGATAAAATGTCAAAAGGATATGCAATATTAGACGATCAGGGATTATTGCCAAGTTCGCAAATGCGAGGTTTGGAAAACCAGATTATAGTCGGGGTAAAGGGAGCATTCCAAACTCTCAAAGCCGCGCTCGACTGGTTCAACGCCAGTGCGACGAGCAATGTCGAATTCCTTTTGGATGGCGAAAATTTCCAGATTGATGACACGATAATGGTTGACGCTTCTTTCGATTGCCGTATTCGTGGGTTGGGGTCGTCAGTCACTTTATTGGAAGCGGCGACTGGGTTGACCGGCAAGCCGATGTTCGACATCAGGAGCAACTGCGACATCCACAGCGTGACGCTCGACGGTTCGACACTGGCGTTATATGGCACTCTCGCCAATGAAAATGCCGTAACTTACAGCACTAATGCTGGCAACTATTCTGAGCTCGTAGACATTATCATCAATAATTTCAAGATAGGCGTGGCGGACTTAATTGCGACGGATATTTTTGTGTTCAATTTTATAATCTCAACTTGCGGAACAGGGATAGCCATAAACCACGCAGGGACAGCTTCGTTAGACGCAGAAACAGGAAATTTTGAGTCCTGTCCGGTCGGGGTTGACCTTATTGCCGCGACCTCTGATGAGTTCACGCTCATCAATTTGGTTTTCCTGAACGCTGGCGGAGGGATAGGCATACGGTATAACGGTGCGACCTACACCTACGGCAATTTGGCTAATGTTTACGGTTGCACTTGGAACGGAGTAGGAACATATGTTTCAGGATTTGACTTTACCAGAGCAGACGGGCGTGACGCAAACATCGAGATGGCTAATAATATCGGAATGGAAGACAAGCTGGCTCATGCCAAGATAAACTGCATAGGAAACACTACCAAAACCAATCTGGCGGTGCTAAATCAGTTTTACGCTTGTAATTATACGAACACCTCGTCTTATACCTGCAAGACAACGATAGCCAATAATAAGATGACCTATCAACCAGCAGGAGCAAAAGATGTGGAAATATTCGTTTCTGGTTCTTGTTTGGTGACTGGAGGAGCGACTGACAATGTAAAACTTTGCCTTTGCAAAAATGGCGTTTACACCACTCAATATGGAACGATGACGGTGACTATTGACCAGAACAATAGGTCATTCAATTTTTCGTTTAATGTGTATCTATCTGGTGTAGTGGCGACTAATTACTTTGAGATATGCGCCGCAGACACGACAGCAACAAACGCTAATTTCATTCTGCAAGATGTCGCTTGGCTCATGGAAGCAAGATAGGGAGGTAATAAAATGGCAATTACGACAGCGTGGTATCCAATCGAAATCGGGACTGGAGGGAAAGGCAGGGCGATTTACAAAGTGGTTTCTGGTGAAACGACAAAGTATTTTGAAATCATCGTTGACATAAATGGCGCAATATCAACTAATGATGTGACGGCTGAAGTGGAAGGATAAATGAGCACTGACTTATTACGCGAGTTCGGGTTACCAGCGACAATGCTTTTGTCGTTTGGGGGGTTTTTGATTTGGATCGGTAAATTCGCTATCACTCATTTTGTGGAGTCGATAAAAGACGCGACCGCTGAGCGTAAGGAAATGACGGCAAAGTTTACGGCTGTCGTCGAAAATCATATTACCCATAATTCACAATGCCTTACCGAATCGATTTCGCAGATGAAAGAGATGAGGCGGGATCATGACGAGTTTTCAATTCAGCTTGCAAAGGTAACGCAATGACTACTAATGAAGTTACAAGCTCCGGATTAACGACTCAGGAACTGCCGGAGATCATCAGTGAACTCAACGCGGCGTTTCAATCGATCTACGGTGCGGATATCAACCTCGAGCAGAACAGCCCGGACGGGCAACTGATCGGTATACTGGCGCAGTTGAAACGGGATCTATTAGAGCTCATCACCCAAGTCTACAATTCCTTCGATCCCGATACAGCCGAAGGTTCGGCTTTGGACGCTCGGGTGGCTTTGAACGGGATCTCAAGGAACGGAGGAACATATACGATCACCCCGGTTTCGATAACGGTCGACCGGGCGATGACGCTGTACGGATTAGACCAAAACATCGAGACTATATTCACGGTAGAAGACAGCGCGGGGAATCAATTCTACATCGAAGAGACGCAAGCAATAGGAGGCGCGGGAACGGCGAGTTATAACTTCCGGGCCAAGGATCTCGGGGCCATACAAGTTGCTCTAAACGACATCACCTCGCAGGTTACGGTTGTGGTGGGGGTAACAGCTGTAAACAACCCCGATCCGGCCGGCGAGATCGGCGTCGCGGAGGAATCGGATGCCGAGCTCAGGATCAGGAGACAGGTTTCAACGGCGATCGCTTCTACGGGCGCGGTGCCTTCGATCCTTTCCAATATCCTTAACATCGAAGCGGTTTCGGATGCTTATGTCTGGGAGAACTACACGGGGTCACCGGATATATATTCAGTGCCCGGTCATTCAATCTGGGCTGTTGTAGAGGGTGGAGCTGACCAAAGCATTGGAGAGGTAATCTACGCCAAGAGAAGCGCGGGATGCGGAATGGTCGGAAGCGAAACCGTCAATGTACTGCAACCCAACGGCGAGTATTTCGTGGCTCAATTCGACCGGCCGATCTATGTGCCGTTGTCCATTCACTTCTCTTTAACGGAAAAAGTGCCGGGGGTATCATATGACGAGGCAACCGTAAAAGCCGCGTTGGCCGCGGGGCTGGATTTCAAGATATTCGAGGAAGCCGATGCCGCGAGTGTGACCAATCTTCTGGCTACGATCGTACCGCAGTTCATTCCTACGGGAGTTGAAGTTTCGATCAACGACATCAATTGGTTTGAAATAATCGATCCAACTGATCCTCAACACAAATTCACGGTTTCGGCCGCGAATATCACTATCATACCATGACCGAAATAGAAGACCTCGTAAGTTATTATTCTAATCTTTTGATCAAACAGTATCACGATCGCCCGCGGGCCGTGGCAACGATCGAAGCGCTGGCAGAACAAGACCTATCGGATCTCGTGTGGATGAGCGTAAGAGCAGCGTTCGATGTAGACACCGCCGCCGGGGTGCAACTGGACACGCTCGGGAAGTATGTCGGAGCCGATAGAAAACCGGACGGGGTGACGGAATTAACGGACACCGAATATAGGTTGATCATCAAGATGAAGATCATCAAGAACTTAAGCGATCACACCATGAAGTCAATCAATGATTATCTGTATTTGTTTTTTGGCGATCAAATCCAGTTAAAAGACAATAAGGACATGACGATCACTTATTGGTTTCCGCTGACGATTATCGCCACGATGACGCTGGCGGTCCAAGCCGACCTCTTGCCTCGGCCTTCAGGGGTTGCTATAATACTCTCAGGCATTTTAAATCCCAACGGGGATTTTGGTTATTCAAGACTGGGGACACCGGATCATTTAATAAACGGGTACGGGGTTAACGGGATCGCAACATACGAAGGCGGGACTTACATGAGAGTCATCTGGGTATAAGGAGGGCGAGATGCCAAAATTAGATCGGGCGGTTCAAAAGATATTCGCGAGTACGGCAGGGGTAAATGAGATCGAACAGATCGGAAGCTTAAGGAACGGGAGCGTAAACTACACCACCGACCCCGTAGTGCTTCAGGCCTTGAGCCAATACGAGGACGGGCTCGTAGCGATCGTTAGTTCGGACAAATACATCCCGGCATTGGAAGACATCAACGCGATCTATTTCTTGCTCACCAGACAGTTGGCTTATTTGTTTCAGGAAGGCGTAGCAGAGTGGGATGACGAGACCACATATTTTATCAACAGCATAGTAAAAAAGCCGGGGACTGCCGACCTTTATTTCTCGCTTGTTGATGACAACCTTAATCATGCTTTAACCGACACCAGTTACTGGATGCCGTATAGCAGTCGCGGGCAGATACCTTTGGGCGGATATGTAGCGGTGGGAATAGGGATAACGGGCGCCGCGACTGATGTCGAAATGCTGGCTAATGGATATGCTAAATGTAACGGCACCACACCGGCCGCGCAGGGAGTTGTTAGTCCGGTTATTACCGCAACCATGCCAAATATCAACTCGGGTGCATTCATCAGAGGCAACACCACGGCATGGACCTCCGGTGGAGCCAGCGGAGGCGCGGACACCATAAACATTCAGCACGATCACACGGCTTCGGGAACCACAGGTGCGGGGTCATCGCACAGTCACGGATCCGGTAGTTTGGTCGCGGGCGTAGTATTACTTGTAGGGGACACTCATATCTGGGTAAAGACTTCAGCGTATACGATCGACACCAGCGGGGGGACTATAGCCAATACTTTTGCTGGAAATTCCAACAATGCCAGTTTAAATCCTCCGCAGTTGGGTGCCGCAGTTGAAGGCACAACGGGAACCGAATCAACTCACACTCACTCAGCGAGTTTGGGAACCGATCAGGCGCTATCGACTACGCAGTCAATTCTGCCGACATACTTTAGCGCAGTTTATTACATGAGAGTCAGATAAATCGAATAAAAAGGGGGAACGGGCATGAGGTACATTTTCAGTTGGAGACGCGGATGGTTTTGGCACCGGCAAGAGGTAACGGGTCACAGGTACGAAGCCCAGCAGGATAAGATGGTGCTGTTCTTAAAGGACGGCGGGGTTCAAGAGATCAAGCACTGGATGGACTGCGAGTGCAGACTCGGCTCGGACTGGTTCTTGGAGACCAAGAAGGCAATGGAGAAAACCACTGGTACGCCGATCTCGGTAAACGCTAATTAAGCAGTAGAGGAAACAGTAGAAAAATGGCAAATAATCAAAACCTCAGACCTAAGCCGTGGCCAAAAGGGGTATCCGGCAATCCGGCCGGGCTTCCCAAGGGATATGTGCGGGCGAGCACGATCTTGAATAAACTACTCCAAGGCAAGATGACCGTGGAGGAAGCCGGGAAAAAGTTGAAGCGGACTCGGCAGGAAGTATTACTCATGAAACTCGTGGTCAATGCTTATGATCCTAAGAACACGGCATCAGAGCAAGTTAAGGCGGCCGCTGAAGTGCTTAATAGAATCGAGGGCAAGCCGGTTCAGCCGATCGGCGCGGCGCCGGACACCGCGGTTCAGATAACGATCTCCCCCGCAGAAGACAGGTTATAAGGCCGTCATGGCCTTCGTTAATACACCCAAGCAAAATCAGGCTGTTGACCTCATCGGCAGTAACACCACGACATTACTCGAGGGCGGCAGTCGGTCGGGTAAGACGCTGATCAACCTCAAGGCAATCATCATCCGGGCGATGAAGTGGCCGGGGACCAAACACTTGATTGCAATGTTTAGGTTCGCTGATGTTAAACGGGCGATCTGGTACGACTCCATGCCAAAGATCGATCAGTTGATGGATCTCAAAGGAGCGTTTAGGCCAAACAAAGCCGACTGGTATTACGATGGCCCCAGGGGATCGCAGATCTGGATCGGCGGACTGGATGACAAGGAGCGGGCGGATAAGATCTTGGGTCAGGAGTACGCGACGATCTACTTCCCCGAGGTTTCGCGGTTGCCGTTCGGATCATATGAGATAGCCAGAACCCGAGGCAACCCGCCAAAGGGTATGCCGCTGAGGGTGTTGTTGGATCACAACCCGCCACCAAAGGGTCACTGGACATACAAGCTATTCCACGAGCGCAAACTACCAGACGGCTCGCCAGTTCCGAAGGACGACTTCGCATGGCTCAAAATGAACCCCCGGGACAACAAGTATCTGTCAGATGACTACATCGAGAAGAACTTAAAGACCTTAAGCATCGCCAAACGCAAGCGGTTCCTTGACGGGGACTACGCGGACGAGGACGGCAGTCTATGGCGGAGGAGCTGGATCAAGTATAAGAAGGTCGAAATCAACAATCTGGTCCGGGTGGTGGTGGGTGTGGATCCCTCGGGGTCTAAACGAGGAGATGAGGTGGGGATCGTAGCGGCCGGCACCGATGGGAAGGACTTCTACATCCTCAGAGATTACAGCATGAACGGCACCCCTAAGGAATGGGGCGACGAGGTCTTCAGAGGATATGAGGCGTGGCAAGGCGACTGCGTGGCCGCCGAAAAGAACTACGGCGGGGAGATGGTGGAGTCAACGATAACAGACATGGGCAGGAAGAACATCAAAGTTAAACTGGTATCAGCAACCCGGGGGAAGATCGTGCGCGCTGAGCCGATCTCGGCGATGTACGAACGGGGGCAGGTTTATCACTGTGAGGAAATGCCCGATCTCGAGAACGAGCTCTGCACTTACACCGGAGATCCCGATGAAGACTCGCCGAACAGATTGGACGCTTTGGTTTGGGCTTTGACCGAACTCGGCGCCGGTGGACTAAGTATGGCGGATGTATTATAATAATCTCAGTGAATTTAGATGGAGGTCGTAAATGGAACTATCTCAACGAGATGCCAAGACGCTTTTAAACGCCGCTAAAATTGCCAGAGAAAACATCAAGAGTAAAAAAGCTAAAACAATGGCAAACGGGCTTGAAAGCATGGTCACGGACATAATGGGTGAGAGTTTGTTAACGCCTCAAATCAACCGCACGGAAACATTGGAGTTAAATCTTCGCAGGCAACCGCTGACTTTTGAACGACCTACGCTTTCAAGTTTATATCAGGAGTACGGGATCATCAGAGCGGCGATCGATCAGCCGGTAGACGACGCTTTAAGAGGCGGAGTGGATTTCAAATCACCTGAACTTGACGCCGATGATTTGAAGTTGTTAACCGATTACATGGAAGAACAAGGCGTATGGGACTCGACGAAGACCACGATGAAGTGGGCGGAGCTGTTCGGCGGCGCGGGGCTCATCGTTAACAACGGGCAGGACAGTTCGACGCCGTTGGATCTCAAGTCCATGGACGAACGATCGCCCTTGGCGTTTTTTGATGCCGACCGCTGGGAACTGGGGATGCCCAACGATGACAAGAGACCGGATATGCAGGGGCTGTACACCGGGGAGTTGTTTTATTACTACGGCCGGCCGCTTCACCGTTCGAGGGTGTTCACGATGATCGGAGACAAGGCGCCGAGCTTATATCGGAGAATGCTCATGGGTTGGGGGCTGAGCAAATGCGAGAAAATGGTAAGGGACCTCAATCAGTATCTGAAAGCTATCAATGTCATATTTGAATTGCTGGATGAAGCCAAAGTCGATGTTTACAGACTGCAAGGTTATAAATCCGCTTTAGCGCGGCCGCAGGGCGAGGCGAAGATGCGACAAGCCATAGGGTTGACGAACTCCATGAAAAACTTCTTGAATGCTTTGATACTGGATAAAGAGGACGAGTACGATCAGAAACAGTTGACCTTCTCGGGACTCGCGGAGATGCTCAAAGAGATCAGGATAGGAATTGCGTCTTGCGTAAGAATGCCCGTAGCCAAACTGTTCGGGCTTTCAGCCGCAGGGTTTAATTCAGGAGAGGATGACATCGAGAACTACAACGGCATGATCGAATCGGATATCAGACCAAGGTTGCGGCCGGTGATCAAATCAGCGGTAAGTGTCGCTTGTATCAAGCTGTTCGGGTACCAACCGCCGATCAGTTTTGATTATAAGTCATTAAGGGTAATGAGCCAAAACGAGGAAGAGGACATGAAGGGCAAGAAGCAAACGAGAATATTAAATAACTACGATCGCGGGTTGATAACAGCCAAGGAGAACATGGAAACCCAGCGCGCCGAGGGGTTACTGACAGCCGAGAAGACCGCCGCAGAGCAGGGACTTACCGAGGACTTCCCGGTGCCGCCGGTCGAGAGGGTGACTCAGACCATAAAGAACCCGGATCCCAACGCCAACCCAGCGGAAGACGATGTTACCAACAGTCAGATATAAACCCGAGTATGGCGCCGAAATGGCGGACATACTCAAGCACTTCTTTTACACGCTGATCTACGAGCCGATACTGGCGGTGATCGATAAAGAACTTGGCCCGCAATTCAAACCCAATGTAAAGCTAAACGCCGCTGATTTCAAACTGTTGGTTAAAATTCAAAAAGGAGAGATCGTTTACGACGGCGCGTATTTCATCGGTAGGTTCGACGCGCAGTCCAGCCGGGAGATCAGAAAGCTGGGGGGCGAATGGGACCCGAAGAAGAAGGGGTTTAAATTCCGGCCGGGGTTGCTGACGCCGGACCTCAAAGTTTCAATCTCGGCTTCAAAGGAACGACAGGAGAAGGTAAATAAAGGGCTGATGACCGTGCTCGGGGATCTCGAAGATCGAACGGGTGAAGCCGTTGAAAACCTTGATCTAAGTTTGGGGTTGGACAATGTCGTCAAGGGATTGCAGTCACAAACCAAGAGGGTGATGGATGCTTTGGGAGTGCAGTACAAACTCACCCCTGATCAAGCGGATGTCATCAGGCGGGAGTACACCGACAACATGGAGCTTTATATCAAGACCTTCACGGACGAGCACATCGTCAATCTCAGGAAGGATGTTCAGGCCAATGCGGTCAAAGGGTTTAGATTCAGCGAACTTCGGGATATGATCGAGCACGACTACGGGGTGACAAAATCTAAAGCGGAGTTCTTGGCGCAACAGGAGACCAGTCTTTTCATGGCGAAGTTCAGACAGCAGAGGTTTTTGGACGCCGGTGTTAATTTCTATGTCTGGCAGACCGTAGGGGATCGCAAGGTCAGGGATGATCACAAAAGATTGAACGGGAAGATATTTCAATTCGGAGACCCGCCGATAGTGGACACCAGCGCAGGCAGACGAGGCGAGCCCGGGGAAGATTACAGGTGCCGGTGCATTGCCCGGCCGGTGGTGCAGAAGGTTCATAAAGTGGGATCGGAGTGGAGAATCGTAGATTAAACTGTTAAGATGTAAATATGGCAAAATTAGGGAATCAATGGAATAAAGGCAGAATGTTAATGGGGATAAATCTGATAATCGAATTGAGAATCTTATGTTGTTTGCAAACAAATCAGATCATGTTAAACATCACCAAGGAATTAAAAAAGACTGATCATTGACAGCCGATAAGCGGGAGGTTAAAATATAACCATGAAAAACTTACTTAGTTTAGTTATCCTTTTAGTTCTAAGTGGTGCCAGTCTTGCCGGAGCGTTCATGCCAGAAGTAGTTGAACCTCAGGTAAAACACGATCGTGTTATTGAACGGGTTATCGAGAAACAACCGTACATCATCAAAACCATTGAGAAGCTTCCGCCTCAACCCCGCGCAGTCGATGGACTGGCTGTGGGGATCAACGGGATGTATCCCACGCTTTCGTTCACCGATAAAGATACCAGCATCGAGATTGGTTATACAAACAGGAACGGGAATCAAAGCGTGCTGGTGTGCGGACAAGGAGTGGCGTGGAGGAAAGGCTGGACCCGCGTCAAAGTCGGACTGGAGCTCACCCCGGGCGGCACGGCGGCGTGGGGGTTCGGGATCTGCTTGGAGCAGTACCTCACCAAAGACATCAGTTTAAGCGGGACGATCTATCCGGTCCGATCGGGTAACGGAACAAACATCACCGGGGACACCGGGTTCGGCGCGAGGGTGTACTTCTAATGGCGCTGTTTTACAAACTCAACGGAATCATGATTAACAGCTTTGACGAGCAGTTGAGACAGGGCATCGAGGTAGAGAAAGAACATACCGATGATCCGGCGATCGCCGAGAAGATCGCAAGGGATCATCTGGCTGAGGATCCCGAGTATTACACTAAGTTAAAGGAGGCCGGGTTATAATGGCATTATTTAAACGAGTTCATGGGTGTTTGGTTAACGCGGAAAATCCCGAAAGCGACTGGGTCGCAGATGTTGTATATGAGCTCGAAATGATCATGGGGGCAACGACTTCTGACGCTAATGCTGTCATAGGAACGACCAGAGGAAGGGATAGTATAATGAGGGCATGGGCGAAGAAACTTAATCCCAAGCAAGCGGCCAAAGAGATAGAACAGGCGACAAGGAGATAGAATGGACAAGATCGGACTGGGTCAGAAGTTATTTCACATGGCCAATGCGCTGGCGCACGGTACCAGACCCAAGCGGTACGAGTGCCGGTTCATGGCTCCGGGGCTGACAAACTACCCCGGGGAGACTGGTAACGCGCAGGAGATGTGGTATCTGTCCCGGGACATCATGAACGAAATGCAGAAGTCATTTATCGGTTGCCCGGTGGTGGTTGAGAAAGAACACAACGGGGGATCGACACCGGATAACTTCGGCAAGGTCGCAGTAGGAGTGGTTTCAGATGTTTGGAGCGATCCCGATGGCTGGGACGCCGCGCAACTTATAATCTGGGATCCCGAGGTTCAGGATCAAATTGAGAACAAGAACTGGAATGTCAGTTGCGCTTATAACACCTTGGAGTTCGATAACGG